TTTCTGCACCTTTGTTTGTGGTGCTGTTAATATCCAAGTCATATCTTTTGTTTTAATATTATGGTACAAACATACAAAGCATCGGAGAATCCAATGTTAAGTTAACGTTAAGAAATTGTTAAGGAATGTCAGGTGGCAAGTTTGTCAAGTTTGTCAAGTTTGGCAAAACCCTATTGCGTTTAAGAATGTAGAAGCCTACTGCGTTTAAGAGTAACCCTACTGCGTTTAACGATAAACCCCCGAGAGACCAATCACAAATCAATCGAGGGTTATCTACTTGGTAATGAAAAAAATACAATTATTATCTTTCGACACAACAAATATACAAAAATATTTTAAACTACCCTACTGCGTTTAACGAATAGTATAAGAACCTTTTGTGCGATTTACTAGGACGTACTGAGCCGCATACCTGATGGCATCAATACAGTGGTTCCATTTATCTACAGGTTTTGTTTGTCCTTTAGTAGCCCACACATAGTTATTCAGCTCTTTAATCAGCTCTGTGGAGTCGGGGTCAATAATCAGGTCATAGTCTTGTAGGAGCGCAATACCGGACAGTATAGACCCACTGCGTTTAACGGTCGGGGTGATGTTACATCCCTTCAGCTTAATCTCCTTAATCAGTCGTGGTTCTGCAGAGTCCGACACTATGAGGTGCGGACCTGCATAACGAATATTAAAGTCTGCTATTTGTGTAGTAGACATTCCTGTCCTGGCATACATTACCTTTAGGAATATCCGCTTATTGCCTTTGTCTATCGCCAGCTTCACAAGTGTGGTAGGGTCAACGGAGAAACCGAAATCCTGTCCGAAGATGGTCTCATAGTTATCGTTAAACTCTCCTACTCTCCAGTTAGTAAATATAACGCCTTCTTGCTTTTCCATCCACCCACCAAGTATCTGGTGCGTGTACTTCTCAGGTCTACGTCTACGTATCTCTGCTATCTGATTCAGGAATGATTGCGACAGGTTATCAGTGTTATCTAAGTATGTGGTATGTATATATGTAATGCCAGACTTGATACCGTTGAATCCTTCAGGGATATCTCTGTTAGCGTAGAAACGTCCCCAAATCCAGTGCTCTTTAGTGGTTGGGTTAAGTATCAGTATAACCCTATTAGGTTTAGTCTTCACCCTAACAGACTGGTCAATCTTATCGAATGTGTCCTCGTCTATCAGCTCTTCGGCTTCATCCAAGACAAAGGTGGTTATTGCGTTTAACGACTTTAGTGATGCTGTCTGATTCCCTGAGGCGGTGCGTATCCCCTTGAACATAATCGATGAGCCTGTCTTTATATTTGTTATCTCGTCCTTCGTTATGCGAAAGTCCTCGACAACTCCCATAAGCTCTAACTTTTCAATGAACTCAGGTATAATCGATGAAGATGCAGATACCATCGTGTACCGTGTAAAAAGTATCTTGTGTCCCTTCTCATACGTAAGGAGCAGTAAGAATACGTTAACAGCAAAAGACTTACCAGACCCTCGACCACCTGTGGTGATAAAGTATCTGGAGTCATTACCAAACGATTTATACTTCGGGTTCAGATTCGGTACCTTCATCTTCAGGTGTAATGTCGATTATGTCTTCTATTTCTTTTGGCTTCTCTGAGCCTGTAAAGATGTTTACGATGGAGAAGTCTATATCCTTTGCTTGAGACAGGGCATCAGGATTATCCATTGCTTTACCGTATACGTACTCAATAACCATCTTACGGTCGTACTGCGAGTCTTGCGCCTTCTCAGCAACCATCTTCCAGAAGTTAGCCTCAGACCCATAAACCTCTTCTATCGCATTGGTAGCAAGTATCTTTGACCTGTTCTTCTTAGCCTTGTTTATATTAGCAGGAGTAGCCATAGTCTTCCGAACAAGTGCATCGCCACGCTTTGCACCGTTGCCCTTCCGACCATCGGTCTTCTTCATATACTTACGTTCTGGCTTTTGTCTGGGCATTACTTAAAGTTACTTGTTTTATTTTTGTATTCATCTAAAGAGTAATAGACCACCAGCTCGTCTCCAGCAGATATATTTTGACTAGTGTAAAGCATTCTGTTGGCTCTGCCGTAGTTACCATCTTTACTTAAGATAATACAGTTGGGATTGTTACTGTGGTTTATAAAGCCCCCTAATGGAGTTCTGACCCATTCAACATTTTTATACAGGAATATATGTGTAACACCAAGCAATGTGCCTTGCTTTATATCCTCCTTAGCAAACAGCCCGAGACCATCAACCCTACTGCGTTTAATGGTAAGGGAAGACGGTAACGGTCTATAGGTTGCTTGTGATGAATCCATTTATGCGTTTAATTCATTTATAGGAAGTAAAATTCCTTTTGATGTATTGTTGTCTCCACCAACCACATCTCTTTTAGTTCCTAGATATTTTCTACACTTTTCCTTTAATATTTCAGTAGGTATGATATGCATAGTGTTCTCAAAAGCAAAACAATAAAAGTCAGATTGCGTGTTTGATATTCCGCTAGACTTACCCCTAGACCTATACTCTACAAATACATTACCCGTATCAAGTGCCTTAAGGTCATACTTAACTTCTATTTTGCTATTAGCAAGTATATCCGCAAGTTCCTTCTCTTTTATTTGACCTACAGATAAATCGTACTTGAAATCACTATTGTACTGCATTTTTGTATATTCTTTCGTATAATTCCCATATAGCATCATACCATTCGGTTTTGCTGTATGTCTTTTCTCCCAGTTTAGTCTGACCCTTATACTCTATTTGTATACGGTAATCCAATCCTTCAGGGATTGGGTATATCTTATAGCCTTTATTGAAACAGTAACTTTGAGCCTCCATACTCCTAGAAGCCTCCAGTCGTTTCATAAGAGCCGATGATTTCCGTTTTTTGGTTCCTCGGTTCAATTGCAAATCCTTTTAACATTACTTGTATTCTAAACTCCGCATCATCAATCTTGTCTCTTGGTATCTTAAGAAGCAAGTCCACAAGATGCTCAATGTCTTTACGATAAGGTCTAACGCTACTTAATTGTAACTGAAGGTCAGTTATTTTGTTTTTCAGGTCATCTATCTCTAAGTCTCTTTTATCTATACTTTTATAGATATCCCCTAAACTACCGAACACCTCAACACAAGTGTCGTACATCTTCTTGTTTAACGGAGACAAAAGTATATCTTCATCAAAGTTATTCATAGCGTGAAGTGCTGTAGCGTGGTTCTTATTCATATACTTCGCTACATAATTTTTAGCACCTATTCTAACACCGCACCTACACAAATAGTCGTATGCTATTTTATAGAATATAGAACGAGCCATAACATTCTTATGGTCTCTTAATTTACTTCTAAGGTCTCTGCCTGTAACTGTTTTTACTATCTTCTCTATCCTTGATACTTCTGATGCTATCTCATTGTTTATCGTCATCTTCTTCTTTGTTTAAATAACTTGTTAATGTTAATGTAGTACACAATTGGCACGCTAATAGTATTCCTTCGCATTCCTCATATGCCTCCAGTTCTTCGAACAGGTCAACACTTATATATAACTCCTTTAATGGAACACCAGCAATTATATCGTGACAAGTCAGGATGAAGTACTCTTCTACTATGGTACTTCTAAAATCCCATTCCTTCAATATAGTTGCTAATTGCCTCGCCAACTTTTTGTTTGCCCTGCCGTATGTCATCTGAAGTCGCATCGTATGTTTTTACCTTTAGTGTTCTTTTGTCTACTATTACAAATGTAAACCTTTTTTTCTTAAATATAGTCATATATATGTAAGCTTGTGCATCGTAACCATATAAATCCATATTATAGTGCCAAGAATCTATGTCGGATGTCGTCTTAAGGTCGACAATCCTATCACCATTCAGGCAGTCTGCTTTAGCTCTGAAGGGGAGTCCGTCAACGTATCCGATTCCTGGTAGCTCGTATTCACCTCCTGTAAATAATTCATTTGCTGTTGGGTTGTCCAAAACAGCATCAACAATGCTTTGCGCCCATACTTTCTCCTTAGATAGCATAATCTCTTTACCTTCCAAAGAAGGGTCTTTAACAGCTTCCTTGTAGCCTTTGTTACGCCTAGTAGCCACATCAACAAAATGGTAGTAGTCATCTAATTTATCTTTTTCTAATAGTGAAACGTGAATAAGCCTACCGTCTCTGAGTGGCTTCATATTACTGTCTAAAGGTTCTCGGTTACCTAAGTAGCTCTCGATACCCTCCAGTAATTTCTTGCAGGACGATGAGGATAGAGATGCCTTGTTTAGGTATCCGTAGTAGAACTCATTATCGTACATCTTGCTGACTATATCATCTATAGCCCAGTCAGTACCATCAAGCAGTGTTATCGTCTCCATCTGTTCTGGCTTTAGTATTTTCTTGCACCATTCTGTAAATATCTACAACCATTGACTGCAACTGTGCAACATTGCCTTCTAGTTGTTTAAGCTTCTGTGCTTGGGTTATTCGTTTAGACTTCATTAAAAGTACTTAACAATTCTATTAGGCTTTTGACTTTAGATTTATCGGTTGTTTCAAACTTATAACCAAATGTAACCGACCAAGTGTTATCCCCATTAGAGGAAGCTACTAAGTCAAAATCGACATTATCACAAACATTATATTCATAATAATGAAATCCCTCACCATCATCATAATCATCTATTCTCTTAAATCCTAATTCAATTAAATCTTCAGTTATCATATCTATCTATTTATTGTTCTCTATTTCCTTTTGCAGGTTGGCTAATGCTCTCCAAGCTACTTTAGCTGAGTGCCTTACGCCATCTGTATCTATTGTTCCTGCATCTATTAAATGTCTCATAAGAGCGTCTAACTCATCTCCAGACTTACTTCTGTCCCAAGCCAGTGGCTTATCAGGATTATGTTGTTGCTGCCCTGCATAGCTGCATCTAGCAACCTCTTTAATTGCATCAGGAAAGTAATTGATTACTCCTGAATAAACAGGTATCTTTTTTCTGTCTTCTTTCTCGTCCATAAACTCATCTAAATAAAATGAAAATGTATCGTTTTTACTCCACTTCATAATACTGTTGCTTCTTTTATATCTAAGTATGCCACTTCCTTTTCTACTCTACACCCATTAGCGAACTCAGTAGTAGCTGGATTTCTTCTGTTGATTTCCCACTTAGGCTCAACCCAAAATAGATTAAATACGAATACGCCACTTGGAGTGCTACAAATATACATAGGTATG